AAGTGTTTAAACCCTGGGTGCTAGCACGGGAAGCACATCGTGCTCTCATCTTTTGATATAAAGCCCAACCTAGTGTGGCAGAACAGGAGTTCAAAATGCTCAGGTCTATAGGTGTTAGATAATCTATCCAGCAGATCAAAAGGGTTCATAATTCACTCAGCTAGGCCATAACCATGCTTTAACCGAAGACCATAAGAATCTGGGTGCACTAGCCATCAATGTAAAGCCGAAGCAAGTTGCTAGAGATTAGAGCAGCGGTCTAGTGCCAACAGTAAGGTAAGACCATGGATTAGACCACTTAAAACCTGCATTCCACTCTTTTTACTTTCTATTGAAGATTAATGTGCCCAAAGTGAGGGTACCTACAGTGAGTAAAGGATAGACAATTCAAGGCCCCCCTAGGGTGGCGATTAGCCGTTGTAGGAAAGTGCATTTTAAGTCGGGGCTCAAGGCTAAAAGAGCATCACGCATGGGCACTTTGGACCATTGAGTTTATGGTTGGTTCAGGTTAACTGTTAGCTATTGTGTGGCATTACATGTGTGGACAAAAGCAGTCAATTAGTCATCTGGTGAATTTGAATCAGCTCATAGTGACATCAACACTTATCCATCAGCTTATGCAATCTTGACTTCTTCTAACGTGCATTTCATTAACTGCGTCGGGAAAGAAAGATCAAAGAGAATCTCTGCTTTATTCTCCATTATTAAGTCCTTAAAAGATTCTTTGTCTTTATTTAAGCTCGGTAGCTCATAGATGTGTGATGTACTAGTGAGAGTTCATGAGTTTAACAGTGCTGGTTTTGATTTGAGCAATGCAATAGCTTTCGGATTAGCTCTTGCGTGATTGTCTGTTCATACATATTCAGCTCCTATGGGATAATTATCAACTACCATAATGGCTCCGTTCAGTGTATTAGCGCTTTCTCACGAGACCAAATAAGCGGTGTCTGCAACAACGTTTTCTCTTAAGGTCGTTCCATGCATAACCAATGTTGGTCAAACAGTTAAGACTACTGTTCCAATGCTAGTCGTTGTCATGTCAACTTGAATGCAGTTGTTGTCGTGCTAATAAGTAGTGTATCTACTAAGATTTTGAGCTCTGTGAGAGTGAATTTCCTGCCCTCCAATGACTTTCATGGAGATCGATGTGTGAGCAATATGTAGATCTTTCGTCTCACGCTCAATTTAAAGCATGTCAGAAGCACTGTTGGAGACATCAAAGTGATGCGTATAGAACACTGCTGATGCATTTAAATCACAAAGAAGATCTACGAAGGAGTTTAAGTGCAAG